TCACCACGATCCAGCATTGGCCGCCTTTCGGAGATAGGTAGGACTATAGCGGGCATAATGCTTTTCCGTGGTCGCGCTGTCGTCGTGCCCCATAAGCTGCGCAATTTCGCTCATTGGAACGCCATCTTCCGCCCGCCAGACGGCGCCCGTATGCCGGAGCGTGTAGGGCGTCGCGACAACATTGCTCCTTTCGCTGGCAGCCGAAAAGGCTTTCTTGATGCTGGCGACACGCCTCCCGCCACGTTCGATCACATATTCTGATTGGCGAGCCTCATAGGCAGAGCGCAAGGGCTCCAGGGCGTAATCGGCTATCGGAACGGTCGGCCGGCGCTTGGCTGTTTGCGATCGTCCACGCGGATTAAGGTCGATAAGCCCCCGGTCGAAGTCCACGCGATCCCACGTAAGCTCGAGCAGTGCCGTGGGCCGCGCACAGGTCGCGATGCCTAGCACCATGTAGAGACGCGCGTGCGGGGCTTTGACGCCTGTCAGGAAGCGGCGGAACTGGTCTCGGGACAAATGGCGCTCGCGGCGTTCCGGGGGATCTGGCCGCCATATCTCGGGCGCCTCCTGGATTAGGCCATTCGACTTACCCCAGCGCAGCGCAACGGCCAGCATCGACAGTTCATAACGGACCGTGGACGCAGAGCGGGCGCGCTGCCGGTTATAGCCCTGCGCCATCTCCTTATCGATCAGGCGCGGGTTCACATGCTCCCAATGGCCTCGCATCGCCTTCCATGCGTCGCGCTGGCGGGTTGCGGTCGCGATACCCTCACGGGCGCGGTCCTGCATATAGGCTTCCACTATGCGTCCCACGGTCCATGTAGAACGGTCGCCGAGCCTCCATCGTTGACGGGCCTCCGCCTCCGCCCCAATCCGATCGGCGGCCCCAAGGGCATGCCTGCACCGCTTTCCGCTCGCGTCTCGATAGACGAGTGCGAATCCGCCGCGGAACCGCTGGACGCTGTAGTCTGGCATTCGAATCGCTCCACCTCTTCCAGCCGTATCCGGATCAGCGTTCCTATCCGGAAGCAATGCAGATCACCTTCCCGGATGCGCTTTCGAATCGCACCTTCGCTACAGCCCCAGCGTGACGCAAGGCCTTCGACCGTAAAGGCCTGTTGTGAGATGAGGCTATGCGCGCCCATGCCCTACGCCCGATTGATGCGCCGAAAGGCGGCAAGACGCGGCACGCGGCTTGATCCGAAGGACGAAAGCGGGTTGCGGCAACGCCGCCGTCCGACTTCTATCTCCCATCAACCGGCTCCTTCTCTACAGGAGTTGGGGTGGGGCGATCCTGCCAATAGCCGGTGCCCCAGGTCGAAGGCTGGAATAGGCGCCCGGTTGCGACGTAGCGCATCACCCGCAGCGCCCAATTCTTCTTGTCCGTGCCACACCTCGGGCAGACCTCCAGATGAATATGGAACTTGTCGCCGAACGGAGCTTCACGCATGAAGCCGCACGGGCAAACGCCGTAATGTAGCCAGTCCCCGCTCACGCCCCTCTCTCCCTAAGCTGGCGGATGGATGCAGCTATGTAATCACCGAGCGATCCGGCTGGCGTCGACCAACTTTGGTGTGTAGCGCAGTAATTCTCAGCCACCCCCGCCGCTTCTTCTAGAATAGCATTACGGATTTGGGTTTCGAACTTGGCGAAGGCTTGGACTTCCGCGAGATTGTCGTGCTGGCCGCCGCGAATGCCATCTGCTAATTGCGCAGTGTTTTCGTCGTTGGGGCGGATGGCGAAGAAGTAATCGATAGCCGCGATCCTCGCCTCCTGGCTTACCGGTAGTGTTATGTTATTCATGGGTGGGCCTTTCGGGCGTCTCAGCTTCGCTGATCGCGCTACCCATGCTTGCGCACGGAGCCTGCTTCGCGTCTCCGCCCTCCGGGTGGGTATCGACTGACGCGGGACCGACGAACGTCATCCCGTTCTCAACGCAATATCGGCGGAACGCGGGCTCGTGCAGTTCGCCGGGCAGCATGTCGATGCTGTGGCCTACAGTGCCACCCTTCCACGATCCCTTGCGCTTGCCAGTCTCGCCGGAGAAGCGTATGTCGAGCGACCGCCGAACCTTGGGCCGCCGGAACAGCGACAGCCATTTGAACTTGCCTTCGCCGAACCACCATTCACGCTCCTCAATCTTGGTCGTGGCCACGAGGGCCTCGGCATCGAAATCGAGGAAGTCGAATGACGCGGTCGGGCAAACGGCCTCAATTGCGCGCTCAACCTCCCAGCGATGCGGATTGGCGAGATAGCCGCCCTTCATCTGCGGCATGGTAGCGACGTGCCGCCCCTCCAGATCGTAGAAGCTGTGCCGAACGTGCCGCCACGCCCGCCAAGGCAGGAAATAGACCTTCGTCCGATCCGTGGTGCTGTCGTGCGTCCTCTGTCCGCTGTGGACGTGCAGCGCGCCATCGGAGAACGAGAAACCAAAATCGCGAGGCCAGATCTGCCAGTATCCGCCTCGCGCCGACGCCCAAGTGTGGCGTGATGTGTCGACCCATATCCGGGCGGGCTGGATAATCTGCGGCAGAGCGATGATCAGCGTGTGCCCGAACGCGTGGAAGCGAACGTAGCACCCGTTATTCCAATCATCGTCCTCCTCTTTGCCGGAGGTGATGACCGCGCCTAACTGGCGATAGCGGCGCTCACGGGCATAGGTGAACGGCCCCCAGCGATGATCATTATCGCTCCAATGAACTGCACGCGCCATGATCAGATTTCCTTTGCGAAAGTCGATTGAAGCCGGGACGGGCGAGACACGCGCAGCGGGGCTCGATCCCGAAGGGACGAAAGCGCGGTGCCGTCAGGCATTCGCCCTAATTCATTGATACTACTCATGGATACCTCCGGTGAGATGGGCGCGAAGGGCGAGGCCGGCCGCCGACAGCGTCAAGACAATGCCGATCCCGTCGTGCGCTTCGGTTGTCCGCACCAACCCCTTGCGGAGTAGGCGATTGGCGATTCCGCGCGACGTGGCCCTGCGAATAATCGCCACCCTCTGCGCCTCACTCAGCTTGGCAGCCAAGCCCACCACTTCATCGGGAGGGGTCATGCGGACTGATCCTTTGCACGGGGCCTACCCGCCGCCTCCCAAGACGCGACGGCCTCTAGCCAGCTTTCCGCTTCATCGACCTGATCGCGGCACTGATTGCTTTCGCGCTCGATCTCTTCATCGCTCATCGCGCTGAAGTCGGCGGCGTATTGTTTCCATGCTTCGTCCATTATTCCTCTCCCCCAGGGCCTTGGAGAGCGGTGCGAAGCGCGTTGGTGCGCGTTTCGAATTCCTGCTTCCATTGGTCAGGCTCGCCACGAAGCCCCGCCTCGACAAAGCCATTTGCGAACAGGCCTTCTACCGCCTCCCGCACAAGGCAGTCACAAGGAGATGGGGAGAGGGAGAGAAGCGTGGTTTCAATGAGGTCCAGCGCTTCGGACGAGCGGCAATGAAGCGCCATATTCGGCCACACGGAGCATGTAGCGAGAATGCCCGCCAGCAGCTTGCGCGCTTCGGTTCGCACCCCTTCCCGCCCCTCGGTAGGAGGGGGGCCAAGGGCGGAGAGGCGGTGGGGGTCGACTAGCATGCGAGCATGGGTGATTAGTCCCGCCATATAGGCGCTCTGGTAGGGATGGCCGTCGTTATCGACGCAATCCTGGATGCCGTTGGGCTTGGCCTCCTCGTCGGCGGCTACCAGCATCGCCAGCAATTCGCGTGCTGTCTCCTCCATGGTGCCCGAGGATTTGCGCAGGAACAGCGCGGCCGTTTCCAATGCCTCGCGCGCCGCCTGCATCCCACAGGTGCAGGGATGATCGCGCCGGGAATCCGGTTCGGAGCGGTCCGCGTTGTTGGCCCATATCTCGCAGATCGGGGTGTGCGTCAGGAAGGGGAGCGCGGTTGCGATCGCGGTGGGGGCGTCCATCATTTATTCGCCTGCCACCAGAGGGACTCATCGCTGTCGTCGGGGGGCTGGCGGTCGGCGATGATCACGCGACGCACCGCCAGGACCTCGCGAAACTCGCGGACCGCCAAGCACAGGCACCCGATGGCCAGCGACAGGCGAGAACAACGCACCAAATTGTCGCGCTGAGGCTCTGGCATGAGCGCCGCTATCTCGGCTGGCGTCGGCTCGGCCATCGTCAGGCCGCCCCGCCCTTGATCGCGTCTACCCGCGCCTGTTGAGCCTCTGCCGCGCGCGCCCGGTTATCCTCCGACCAGCTCGCAATCTCGTCCTTCCAGTCGGACCCGAGCGAGTTCACATCGATCACCGTGACCTTGGTGGCGAGGAAGCCGATGAACTCGTCGACACGGGCGTCTTCCTCCGCATTGGCGGTGAATTGCTCGCCTTGCTGGGATTGGGCGGGGCCTTCCGCGACCTCCTCGACCTCTGCTTCCGTTACGTCGGGTTGGGCCTGCTCGAGCAATGCGGCCGCCGTAACCGGCTGCGAAACCGAAACGCCGGCGAGCACAACGTCCTCGATTTCTTCGGTGGTCTGATGGCCGAGCATCACGTCGGGCGCGTAGAAGCGGACGAGGAACGCCGCCGATCGATAGCGCAGCATCACCTCGGGCATGGATTGGTATTTCTTGTTCGAAACCCAACCCTCAGCCTTCGCCATACGCATGGAGGCGGTGAACGAGACTTCCTCGCCGGTCTCGCGCAGGCTCGCAAAGGCCGTGACCTCGAGCCCGTCGCCCTCGCCTTCGATCCGCCAGTTGATACGGCCGACGAACACGCCGGAAGCGTTGGCGCGCGCGATCATGTATTGCGACGCGAAGCCTGCCTTGCCGTTGATGATGTGGATATTTTGCATCACGACGAGCGGCATTTCGCCCATGCGTTCCGCCATCTGGATCGCGATCATGCAGTTCGCGGCGGTCTGGTCCGGCGTGCCCTTGCGCAAATGCTCAGGGATAAGCGGCGACATGGCGAACATCTTCGCCTGATCTTTCAGCATCGCGTAACGTTCGCGCTGCGGCGTCATCTGTGATTGCTGGACGGCGGGAAGGTTTTCTACTGCGGATGCCATTTCGAGTTCCTTTCGAGTGATTTTGAGTTAGGCTGCCGCCCGATCGCCCCATGCGGCGGCCTCAGGCGTGATCGCTTCGTCGATGACCTTGCGTTCCCAGCCCGGCAGCCCGAGCATCACGGGCTCATCCGCATAGCCAGGCCATTTCCCGCTGCTCAGGCAGTCGGCGAAAATCCGGATCGCACGACGGTTCAGCCAGCGGCCGCGCCCGATATCCTCGGACGGTAGCTCGTAGAGCGCGACCACATGCGGCGGCTCCTTCTCCATGACGACGTGGATCCAGTTCGAAGGCTTGTCGCCGAACACGGCCTCGATCCCGTCGAGATAGAGCGCGGCTGCCTGCGCATATCCAAAGTTGGCAATCGTGCGCTGGAAGCCCTTGGGGCTGGCATCAGCCGCCGTTTTCAGGTCGGGGATGATCCGGCGCTTGGCGGGTAGGAAGTCGGGCCGGGCACGAAGCCAGACGCCGGTTTCCTTGTCTTGCCAGCATAGCGTGACCTCACTTTCGCCGTGGCTCAGCGCGGCGGTCGCCAGCGGGTTCGCGCGGATCGATGCCGCCATGCCGCGGATCAGGGCCGCATCATCCCATCGGATCAGCGTCTTGCCGGCCTCCTGGGCGGCCATCGCGGCAAGCTGCTCGTCCTTGAAGTTGACCGTGCGCGCGCTCGGTGCCGTGTAGCCATCCGGCAGTATGTGGTAGCATTCCGGCCAGCGGTCGCTCAGCAACAGCATATCGTGCGCGGCCTTGCCGACGTTGAAGTGCGCCTTGTCCTGCTCTGGCGGCCGATCGGGATTGAGCGGGCTATCGAACCAAAAATGCCGCGGCGACTTGGAGAGCAGCGTTTTCAGGCCCGACGCGCTTACCGACGGTGCCGGGAGTAGGTTCGGGTTGCGGTGATAGTCCAGCGTGTCGATGTTGCTGTAGGCGCCCGGGGCGGTGATCAGGGGTTGATTTGCCAGTGCCTGCAGCGCCTCCCATGGGTCGCGGAAATTCTGCGCCGGCGCGCTATCAGGCATCGTCTCGCGTTGATCCACGCCCGGATTGCGCTCCGACTTCGGCCGCTCCGATTTCGGGGTAGCGGCGCGCTCTGCCCCCATAGCGGAAAGCTCACGGCGCACGTCGGCAACGTGATTGTAGAGCGCGCGCCCGCTGTCGCTCGGGGTCGACGGATAAACGACGAACCGCTCCGCATCGCCGAACCGCAGCACAGCCTCACGATGCTTGGCCCGATCGCCGAACGTCACCGATGCGCCGGGCCACATGGCAACCTCATCGGTTGTCCACGTCTCGAAGTCGCGGCGGCTCATAGCGACGCCCGATCTTGGCCCGCAGCGGGGGATTGAGAGGGCCGCATCAGTGCGCCTTCCCCGCCACGAGCCAAGCCATGAAACAAATCGGCAGCAGGCCGAAGATAACCGCCTTCGCGAGCCGGACCGATGCCGCTTCCAGGCGCGGCCAGCCGAGAACCTCGTCCATAGGCTCGATGGCCGGCTCGGAGCGCGGTGTCGTGTCGAAGGGGGTGATCGTGTCCATCACCCAAGCCTTTCCAGAAAAGCGCGCATCGAAACCCCGCCGCAAAACGACAGGAACCGGGCCTGCAGCGCGGCCTCGATGGCAGCGATTTCGCGACGGACGGCGGCGACCTGCCGGTAGGCATCACCCGCGCGCGCGGTCAGCGTCTGGTCGGCGTCGATGATACCCTCAAGTTCGCGCTCAAGGCGTTCGCAATCGTGCAGGCGGACCCACAGTTCGTAGTTGCTCGCGGCGCTGATGTTGATCGGCGTGTCGCGGCGGAGGGAGAGAACCTGTCCCATCACGCGGCCCGCCGATCTTCACCGCAGTGAATGAGCCCAGTCGAAGCCTCGCGCTCGAAGCCGATCGACGGCATCTCCCGCACACCCGCCGATGACGACTTGAAAGCCCGGATCGAAGCCGAAGCCCCTAGCGAGCGCTGTCGGTCATCATCAGTACGCAGAGCAATCAAGCTGCCCGCAGCGTCGCGGCGGAATTCGTCCTGCCGACCAGATACCGCAATCTCGCGCTCGATGCGCAAGCGGTCGGCCGGGTTGGCGCGCCATGCTTTGGCTATCTCACGGGCTGTTTGCACCGACGTTCACTCCCAAAGGTGCCAGCGTCTTCGGCCCGAGGGCGATCAGCTGGTGTGGGAGTAATAACACCACATTGGTGTCGGCATGTCAACACCGTATTGGTGTTGATGGTGTTACTCGTCTGGCGGCATCTCGTCCGGCCACCAATCGGGATCGTGATTCGGCGGCTCGCGTTCTGGCGGCAGATCAGGCGGGTTCGCGTCGAGCGTCACGCGTATCAGCGCGCCGTAGCTCGTCGGCTCCTGAAAGATGGCCTTGATGTCTCGCCCTTCCGCGATCATGCCGCCGATCCAGCCGCAGCGTTCGGCCGTTAGGTAGCCCATGACGACACGTTCGGCGCTTTGAACCTGCACGGCGCGCGGGTCTGCTGGGTTCTTTGGCTCAGGGACGAGCAGCACCGGATCACCCGGACGGCAGAGTGAGATGGCGAAGCGGCGCGTCGGGCCGCGCTTGTTTGGGAAGTCAGCGCCAACGACGGCGAGCGTTAGCCCCGTGATCGGCACTTCACTTCTTAGGCGGCGTGCGCTCTAAAAGCTGATCAAGCTTGTCGCTGATGTGGGCCTGCTGGACTTCCATGCCGCCGATGCGCGTTGTAACGGCATCAAAACGAGAATTGGTCCGCTCGTATAGGCCGGCTATCATGAAGGCCAAGGCAACTACGGCGGCGACCCCCCAGCGCAGCAGAGCGCGTACGTCCTTATGCAGCTGATCGAGCTGACGATCCACAGACGCCTTCCAATCTTCGGTCACGCCGCCTGATGTGCCCCCTCCGCCATCTCCGCGCAAGGCTCCATCATCACTGGCGGAATAGGGTCGCGACCGCATCGCCTGCATTTGGGCCCAAAAGTCGCGCTTCGTCTCGTCTGCGTCAGGCATCTGGGGTCCACCCGGTGAGTGCCCGAAAGTCCGCATTAAGTTCGTTCTGCAAATTGTCTAGGGCCTGATAAATTTGCGCAGTCTGTGTAGTGTCAAGCTTTCCAACGTGAACCATATTTACTGCGAGCCGAACTATCATATCTAGCTGACGTAGCTGCAGATTAAGTCGCGCGATGTCGCCACGCGTCGCAAATGAATTCAACAGGGTCTCATTCAATGCCATAAGGCGCTCACAAATCCCTCACAACCAAAACACTTTTTCTTCGATCACGTCCTACTCCCGACAAAAATCACGCGTCCCACTATGTTGACGAAGTCGATCGGCTCCTCGTCAGGCGGCACGCTCGGGTTATCTGAAAGGATCTGGTACCGGTCCCCCTTCACGCGGAGCCGCTTGATCGCCCGAGTGTCCCCAACGGTGAATGCCCAGATTTCGTCCTGATCCTCGACCTTCCGCTGCGAGTGATCTAGCAGGATCATGTCGCCGTCGTTTATGGTCGGCTTCATCGAGGAACCGCGGGCGCGCACCCAGCTGAGCATCGCCGGCGACGTATAGGTGATGCTTTCCACCCAGGCGCGCGGGAACTGCAGTAGTTCGACTTGCGGTGCATCATCGGTGAAAACGGCGCCTAGACCGAAATCGGCATCGGAATAGCGGATGCCGACCATTGCCAGCCGGGCGCTTTCACTGTCGTCGCGCGAACCCCGTGCGCTTGGTGTGTCCGTGAGTCCATGAGGGAGGGCTTCGGAAATTATCGCAGTTGAGGGGACGCCGAAAGCGCCAGCCGCTTTGTCGATCCAGTCCTGCGAGAGCTTGCGCTGACCCTTCTCGAGACGTTCGATCTGCTGACCGCTCGTGCCCATGAGCTTCCCGAGCGCTGGCCGCGACCAGCCGCGCGCTTCCCTCAGAAGCTGAATGTTGTTCGCGCTCCCCATGCCGCTTTGTGCACCAATCCGGTGTCGAAGGCCCACACGCCAAAATGGTGTTGACGACACCGGCTCCATGACACCATAATGGTGTTCCATTGGAGATCAGCAGATGACGCTAGCGGAATGGCTCAAGGCGAAGGGCCTCAACAACGCAGAGTTCGGGGTCCGGATCAATCGGACCGCCGAGGCCGTGCGTCGGTACGCCGCTGGCGAGCGCATTCCTGACAAGGAGACGATGCCGATCATCGCCCGTGAGACGGATGGCGAAGTCACGCCCAACGACTTCTTCGACCTCGGCGAAGCGCCTGCATCCCAGGCCGCAGCATGACCCGCGACCTTCCGCTCGCCGACATCGGCCCACATCGCGCCCAGCCCGAAAGCCGCGCAGATGTTGAGCGCTTCGCCGCCCTCCAGGCGCGCGCGGTCGAAGAGGTCAACCCTCATGACCCGGCGCCATGCGCTTGCGATCCATGCACGCTCGCCCGGTTGGAACTTGCGTGATGGCCGGCGCGACGCCCTATCTCGGCCGCTACCCGATCCTGTCGCACCCGACGTGCGCTGACTGGGGCCCGGATCATGCCGTCCAACCCACGAGGGGGGGGGGCATGAAACAGCTCGCCAACATGCGGAAGGCCGACAAAGCCCACGGCGACGACACGACCCTGACGCGCTTCATCTTCACCCCAGGTCGCCACGCCTCCGATCACCGGACGGCTCTGATGCCCGCAGGATCGACCGGCACCCGGTTCAAATCCCGCGTGCTGCCGCCGAGCGCGATGACGAACGTCCTCGTCTCCGGCCACAACAACGCCAAGATCGGCCGCGATGTCCGCAAGGGCCATTTGCGCGGCTACTGGATCTACACGCTGAGCCTTGAGGAGCGGGCGACGTGCCCATCGTCCTGCCAGCACTGGCGCAGCTGCTACGGCAATTCGATGCCCTTCGCGAAGCGGGTCAAGCACGGCCCCGAAATGCTTCGCCGGATCGAGATCGAGCTTGCCGACCTGTGCGCCAAGAAGCGCGGCGTGCTGGTCCGCCTCCACGCTCTCGGCGATTTCTACTCCACCGATTATGTCGCTTTCTGGGATGGCATGCTGCGGCTGCACCCCAATCTCGCCGTCTTCGGCTACACCGCGCACCATCCCGGCACCGAGATCGGCGACGCAGTTCTGCGGGTCATTGGCAGGGCAGGGTTTTCCCGGTTCGCGGTCCGGTTCAGCGGCTGGTCCGGCGCCCTCGCCGCGGTCACGATCGATATTGAGGCGGATGCAAAGGTCCGTGATGCCGTGGTTTGCCCGCAGCAGACCGGCGGCGCTTCCCATTGTGCGACATGCGCCCTGTGCTGGGGATCGCAGCGCAACATCGCTTTCCTGGCCCACTGAGCGATGACCATCATCCTCGCCGCCAAATTCCTGTTCGCCGCCAGCGTCGCCATGGCCGGGGCCGCCGTCCTCGCCTTCGCGGACGAGCTGGTGCTGTTCGCAGCGCTCAAGGATGCGGGCGATCAGGTCGCCGATGGGGATTCCGTCGTCCTTCATAACGGGGGCGGTACTAATGTCGGCTGACCCATCTGTAGTTCGCAATCGCAGCAAATTAACCAAACTGGAGTTGCACGCCCTGCTGATGTCGGGGTGGCACCGCGGCATCGTGGCCCACGGACGCGGCGGTTTCACCGACAAGCTCGAGATCAGCGGCACCGCTCTGAACAAGCAGCTTTCCGGATCGATGCCGGACATGGAGACGATCGACCGCGCCTTCGATGCCGAACCCTCCGTTCTGGACGACTATTTCGCCCGCAAGGGGAAGCGCCTCGTCGATGCCAATGCCGTCTGCGACGTGGACGATGCGTCCGTGCTCATCACGCGCGTGCTGCTCTGGCTGCACGAAAGCCAGCATCCGGACAGCCCAGGCGGCCGAAAGGTCGTCCACACCGAATTGATTCCCGCCGAATTCATGATCCGGCAGCTGCATCAGGCGACCGGTGATTGGCTCGGCTCGATCACGGAACACCGGAGACAATCGAAATGATCGACACCCTGATCTGCGGGGCGCTGACCTATACCGCCTGTATCCTCGGCATCGCCGCTGCATGGGGCTGGCGCCGCGCGGTCAAGGCTCGCGACGCCGCGCTGACCGAACAGCGTCGGCTCAAGGCATGGGCCGACCACTGGCAACGCCAAGCGACATCGCTCGCCGACTATCTCTCCCGCATCCCGTCTCGCCGTGGCTCCCATGCCCGCGCGCGCCAGATGGACCAACAGCGGGCGCGTGTTCGCGCCACCGCCGAGCGATTGGCGGCTGGGAAATGAACCTGCCTCTGGTCAAAATTTGCGAGGCTTGCGGCGCGGATTATCGCCGTCCGACAGGCACTGGGCGCGTCACGGACGAGAAGTGGGCGGCGCGTAAATATTGCTCCGGGACCTGCGGATTTTCCGCAGCCGGGAAGGCTCATGGCCAGAACAGCAATGGCGCGCCCGCCGTTTTCGACGCGAAGGGATTGCAGACCTCGATTGCCACGAAGGCTCTGCTTGATCGGCAGATGGACTATTATCGCAGAATAGCGAGCGACCGCGGGCTGAACGACGTCTGGGAGGCGGCCGTCATGCTGGGGATGGCCGCATGACCCTGAATTGCTCCGTCCAGCTCCACGCCTATCTGCACGCCAGACGCCGCGGCATGCCCACCGAACAGGCTGCCGCCGAACAAGGCATGAGCCTCGCCGAAGCACGCCTGCATGATGCGGACGAGGCGAAGGGGCTGCTCGCCCACATCGACACCACCGAGACACCTCGCCTGGATTTCAAACAGCCGACCGCGCCGGCGGCTGGAAAGGCTCCCCTGCGCGAAAGCGTCAACGCGGGCCGGGATGAGGTCGGGTCATGCCCCGCGAAGGATGCCGCCGGCGCAGCACACACGAAGGAGGACGATATGGGACGCACGCGACGCAAGGCCGCCGATGAGGTGGTCGAGATCAAGAAGCCCGATTTCGATCTGGCACGGCGGATCTACTTCAACGACATCAAGCCTGCGCAGGCGAAGGTCGGCGAACATGCTCAAGAGCAGTCGACCGCCTACAAGGAGATCAAGAACGCGGCGCATATCCAGCCCCAGGCCGCCAAGTTGGCGTTCAAGCTGGTCGAGATGGAGGAGAGCAAGCGCGACGATTACCTGCGCTCGCTGAACGGCCTCCTGCAGGTGTTCCGCATCTTCATGCCGCGCGACATGGTCGACCAGGCCGAAGGCAAGTCGGAAAGCAATATAATCCCGATCGGCGAGCGGTCGGCGCCGCAGCTGGCGACGATCCCGAGCGGAGACAGCGACCTTGCCGGGGTGGACGAGTGGCACGCCAACCTCAAGGAAGGCGACGCCGTCATGATCCCCGTCGGCGAGGTCGGCTCGACCGACATTCTGCCCGGCAAGATCACCTTCATCGACGGCGACGTGCTTGACGTCGAATATGAAGATGCGGGCGAGACGGTGAAGGCATCGATCCCGCGCGATGCGGTGTCGCAGCCCGAGCCTGCCGACGATCAGCACCAGATCGCGGCTGAATAAGCATGCGCGTGCTGGGCCTCGACTTAAGCAAGACCTCCACGGGCTTTGCCGTGTGGGGGCCCGGCGACGCGCGCGCTCATAGCGGGACATGGGAATTAGGGAGCAGCCTGACCCCACGAGGCAGGGTGTTCGCGAAGCTCCATCAGTGCATGTCCGACCTGAACCGGCTCGGCAAAATCGACGCCATCTTCTTCGAAGAGACGATCCATCCCGCCAAGCTGCAGGGGCACACCAACGCGGACACTCTGCGGGTCCTCGCCGGTCTCGCCGCCCATGCGGAAAGCTGGGGTGAAGCGATGGGCTGCCGCGCGATCTATGCCGTCAATCAGTCGACCTGGCGCCGCTTCTTCCTCGGCAAGCTGCCGGTCGGCATGCGGTCCAACGACCTCAAGGACATGGCGATGAAGCGCGCGCGGATGCTGGGCTTCCACCCGCAGAAGCATGACCAGGCCGAGGCCATTGGAATTATGGATTTTGGGTGCGAGCAGCTGGGGCTGTCCCCACCGTGGCGTCAGCAAACGGGCATGCTCGCCCAGATGGCGGCGCAATGAACGCCGCCCCGATCTTCGTCATAACCACGGGCACCCGCATGGACGGCGGGCGCCTGTCGTGCCCCGGGCATTGGGGCAACCGACCGTTTCCCACCGCCGAGGATGCGGAAGCCGAGGCCTTGCGCCTTGGCGGCCCGCGCGCGGCTATTTCGCGGGAGCGGGGGCGGTGAGCAACGTCGTCACCCTACAGCCGCGCCTCAATGCGGACGCCGCGTGGGCTCGTTATCAGAGCTTTGCCGCGCGCCTCATCGACGATCCACGTCTCGCGCTGGACCGCGGGTTCATGGAGCAGCTCCATCTTGCCGACCTCGCCTTCAAGGCGACGTTCGAGCGCACCGCGAGGATCGGCTGATGCAGGCGGGGGGACAGCGTTACCAGGCCGACAACGACGCGGCACCGACCCTTTGGAACACCGAAGGCGAAGCGGCGCTGCTCGGCGGCCTCATGCTCAACAACCGGACAGTCGATGTCGTCGCCGATATCCTGCAGCCGGAAGATTTCTACGAAGCCGCACATGGCGCCATTTTCTCGGCGATCGTTGCCGCGACGTCGATGGAGAGGCTTGCCAACCCCGTCACGTTGCGACCGCTGTTCGACAACGATCCCAGCCTGGTCGATCTTGGCGGTGGCTCCTATCTCGCCCAGCTGACCGGCAACGGCTCGGTGGCGATGGTCGATTTGAAGTCGATCGCCAACGATATCGCAGAACTCGCCGCGCGCCGCCGGCTGCTCGAGGGCCTTTCCGAGACGCGCGCCCGGGTCAGCAATCTCGGGACGACGCTGCTCGAACTGGTCGACGAAGCCGATGCCGCGTTGGTCGCCGCGGTCGAGCGCAGGGAAAGCGCGCCACAGCCCACGATAGGCGAGGCCATCGGTTCGGCGTTGCAGCGCATCGTCGACATTCAAGCCAACGACGGTCGGGTTGGTGTCGCTTGCAACATTAGCGACGTGGATCACCTGCTTGGCGGGTTCGATGGGGGACAACTGATCGTGCTCGCTGGGCGCCCTGGCATGGGTAAAACAGCGGTGGCCTGTTCGATCAGCAAAGGCGTTGCCGAAGCTGGCCACGGCGTGCTCAGCGTCAGCCTGGAGATGAAGGCCGACGAGCTCGGCCAACGCGTTCTCTGCGACATGGCTTACACCGGCCAGCACGGCATCCCATTTGACCGCATCGTGCGGGCCACAGTCAGCCGCGAGGAATTGCGCCATCTCTACCGCTTGAAGGGGGAGTCGGACGCATTACCGCTGCGCATTGTCGACGCTGGCTCGGTGACATTGCCACGTCTCGCGCTCTCGGTGCGGCGCCACAAACGCAAATTCGCGGCCCAGGGCAAAGAGCTGAAGCTGGTCGTAATCGACTATTTGCAGTTGCTCCAGGCGGGCAAGAACGCCCGCTCGGCATATGAGCAGGTCAGCGAGATCAGCAAGGGCCTCAAGGCGCTCGCCAAGGACGCCAACGTTTGCATCCTGGCGCTCGCCCAACTCAACCGCGGCGTTGAACAGCGCGAGGACAAGCGCCCGAACCTCTCCGACCTCCGCGATTCCGGCCAGATCGAGCAGGACGCCGACGCGGTCATGTTCCTCTATCGGGAGGAATATTATCTGGCGCACAAAAAGCCGCGCAAAGAGGAGCAGATGCCCGGCTGGCAGGCCGACATGGCCATGGTGCGCGATCGCATCGAATTCATCCTGGCCAAGCGCCGCAACGGCCGAACCGGGCACAGCGTCGGTTATTATTTTAGCGATTATCAGGCCGTGCGCGGTTCGGATGACCGGCAGGAGGCGTTCGGGCTGTGAGTGCCGAATTTGCCTCCGAGGCAGCAATGGTTGCGCACTGGCTAGAAGACCTGCGCGCCACCCGTTTGGGCGAGACGTGGACCGTCTATCCGGAGACCGGTGGCTGGGACCTGCTGCTCGTCCACCGTGACGGTTTCCAGCTTGGGTTAGAGGCGAAGCTCTCCCTCAATGCCAAGGTGCTCGAGCAGGCCCTGAAGGAAACCGACAGCTACTGGCGGCCGAACGGTCCCGATTATCGCGGCGTCCTCGTGCCGGCAGGCAAGTGTCAGCACCATTTGACCAGCATCGCCCGCGCTCTCGGCATCGGCATCGTGACCGTTCGACCGCGTGAGCGTGGTGTCCGCTACGCTATGAACCTGCCCGGCGAGGAGCCGTATCACAGCGGCTGGGCTTCATGGTTGCCGGCGCAGCGCGTCAAGCTCCCCGCCTATGTGCCAGACGTCGAAGCCGGGCACTCGGCACCAGTGATGCTGACGGACTGGAAGATCAGGGCGATCAAGCTCCTGATCGTTCTCGGCCGGCGTGGCTTCGTTACCCGCGCCGACATGAAAGCACTGCAAATCAGCCCGACCCGGTGGTGTGATGGTTGGCACGGTTTCCTTGATCGGGGCGCCGACGGCTACATTCGTGGCGAGCGAACGCCGGACCTTAAAGCCCAGCATCCCCGAAACTGGGATGAGATCGAGGGCGACATCGCGATCTGGGCAAAGGATCTGGAATCGATCGAACGTGTCGAGGCGGCAGCATGAGCGCGCGCCCCTACCATAAACGCTACCACAGCGATGCGCTGGCCGGCTTCATGTCGCTGACGCTCGAGGAGCGCGGCGCCTACCAGACGCTGCTCGACCTGATCTACGACCGCGGCGGCCCGCTGCCCGATAACGAGCGTCTCCTTGCCGGCTACATGGGCATATCGCTGCGGAAGTGGCGCGTCCTGCTCGAAGACCTGATCGCCAAGCGGAAGATCGTCCGCAATCAGGATGGGCATCTGACCAACCCCAGGGCGGAGCGCGAGATAGAAAACGACGCGAAAACGGCGCGAAAACTCGCTGAAAATGGATCGAAAGGAGGACGTAACCGCGCCGAGAATGCAAAAAATGCCAATGAAAACAATGAAACAGATCAAGCCGCGCTTAGGCCGGGCTCAAGCCTAACCAATACCAGAGTTAGAGAAGACCCTAACGGGTCTTCAACGCGCGCACGCACACACGAGGGCCGAGCCGGGGGAGGGGTGCCTTCGCAGCCTCCCGAGGATGCCGAAATCGTGACCGCTGCTCGCTTCGCCTGGCCGCTGAGCCATGCGGATCGGCGACAGCTTGCGGCTTGGGAAAAGGATGGGATCGACCGTGCTGCCACGGTGATCCCGGTGTTGACGCGGGTCGCTGCCGAGCGCGCCAACGCCTCCGATCCACCGTCAACGCTCCGGTATTTCGACCGGGCCGTACGAGCCGAGCACGCCCAGGATGTCAGGGCGGAGGAATATCGTTCCGACCTGCGGGAGCGCTACGGCGCGGTAGGGGGAGGGCACTGATGCCCGCCAAAGGCACAACCTGCCTGTACCGGCTGCCGCCAGCGGACTTCGACCGGCTCTTCGTCGAGCATGGCTGGTCGGAGATCGAGGCGCTGACGAACGCCCATGCAAAGACGATCCGGAAGTGGCTGGACCTGCGCAATGCCGATCGGTTGAGCCGGGGATTGCAGGCGCTGCAGGATGCCCGAACCGCTTACGTGTCCCGCCACGGCAAGGCACTGCCGCCGAAGCGCATCGCGGAGGGTCAGCCCCGCCGGTCGGCGTCGCGCTACGTCCTTGGCCGGACAAATCGGACCACGGGCTGGCCTTCGCCGGCGCCGCGGTTCTGGGACTTCGGGCTGCTACCCGGGGTTTCGGCGGTGCAATCGCAGCCGAGGCGGGTTGCGCCAGGGCTGGAGCGTGCGGCGCGGATCCTTGAACGATGGGCGGCGGAGAGCCCGAGTGATGTCAGGGCCGCGCTGCTCGATGCGGCGGAGCGGATGCGGTCGATGCGGATGGAGGTAAGGTGATGGCCGGTCCGCTGAAGAACCCGGCGCACGAACGCTTCGCTCAGAACATCGTGAAGGGCATGACGCTCGCGGCCGCATACGAAGCCGCGGGCTACAAGCGGAGCGAGAAGAACGCGGCGCGTTTGAGGAAAGTTGAGGGGGTGGCGACTCGGATCGCGGAATTGCAGACCGCGGTGGCTGAAAAGACCGTCATTACCGTGGCCGACATAACGCAACGCCTTCTAAACATTGCGCAAAAGGGCGAGAATGACGGACAGCCCGCCATGCTTTCGGTGGCGCGGGCCTCCCTGATGGACGTCGCGAAGCTCAACGGCATGATCGTCGAGAAGACCCAGCGCGAGCTTAGTCAGGATCAAATGAACGCGCTGATGGACATGATCCGCACGCAGCCCGGGCTTGCCGCGCAATTGCTGGCGCAGATGGGGATCGGGTGAGCGCCGAAGTCCTCTCGATCCTGCGTGACGGTCCGAATCGCCGCCGCTTCATCCAAGGCCTGCGACGGATAGCGAGCGAGGAGGCAAGCAACGATCGCGCATCGCTGCCTGAGCCCGACGACAGCGACGTCAAGCGTCAGCAATCCGGCGCTCATAGCGAGACCTTCGAGCGCACCGCAAAGCAGCAGGAGCAGGCTGACGCCGCTAACAGCAGCGCGCGGCATGTCCTCGCCTATGGTGGCTCCCGCTCAGGCAAGACGTTCGGCTTCTGCGAATTGATCGCCGAGCGGGCGCTGCAGGCGGATGAAAGCCGCCACCTCATCGCCCGGTTGCACAACATCGACGTGCGCCAAGCGGTAATGCTCGACACCTGGCCGAAGATGATGCGGCTCGCCTTTCCCGATGTCCGCTACACGATCAACAAATCCGACCAGTATGTCACCTTCGAGAACGGGTCGGAGGTGTGGTTCGGCGGGCTCGACGATGCCGAGAGGATCGACAAGATCCTCGGCAAGGAATTCGCGACCATCTATGTCAACGAGAGCAGTCAGGTCGTCTTCAACACGATCCTGACGCTCCGTACCCGGTTGGCGCAGGCTGCATTCCGCCGCGACGGCTCACCGCTTCCGCTCAAGGCCTTTTACGACCTCAACCCGACCGGCAAAGGCCACTGGACGCATCGGGAATTCATCGAAGGCATCCGACCGGACAACAGCATCCCGCTCAAGCCGGGCACGCGCGCCCATGTCATGATGAACCCGGCGGATAATCCGCATCTGCCTGCCGAGTATCACGAAGAGCTCGACGGCCTGCCTGACAAGCAACGCCAGCGGTTCCGCGATGGCAAATACCTCAACGAGGTGCCGGGCGCGCTTTGGTCGCTGTCCGACCGCACCGCCGAGGACGGCCGACTTATCCCTGGGATCGAGACGCTGCGCACCTTGGGAATGCCACCGCTGGCGCGTGTTGTGATCGGTGTCGATCCATCCGGATCGGACGGCAGAGGCGGCGACAGTCAGGGCATTGTCGTCGCTGGGCTGGGCACTGACGGCCATGGCTATGTGATGAAGGATAGGACCTGCCGGCTGTCGCCAGATGGCTGGGCGCAGGTTGTGGCGCGCGCGGCGAGCGAATTCGAAGCCGACCGGGTCGCGGCTGAGAAGAATTACGGCGGTGCGATGGTCGAATCGGTGCTGCGCACCGCCAACAAGAACCTACCGGTGAAACTGGTCAATTCGAGCCGCGGCAAGGTGCTGCGCGCCGAACCGGTGGCCGCGCTGTATGAGCAAGGCAAGGTGCATCACGTCGGGAGCTTTGCGGACCTCGAGGAGCAGATGACGATGACGACGACCTCCGGCTATCAGGGCGGAGGCTCACCGGACCGGCTCGACGCGTTGGTGTTTGCGCTGACCGAACTGATGTTGAAGGGCGGGGCGCCCTACAACGCCTCCGCCTGGATGAACTGACGGCGGTAACTCCACGGCCACCACGCCCATAGCCTCCCGCGCCATGGCCACCAAGACGAAGGACAGCGGCCCGGCCCGCCAGATGTCGGACGGCATCACCAACGTCGTCACCGGGCTCGGCACCACCCGCGATCCGCGCGTCGCCAACGCCTATTACAGCCGCATCCTCCACGATCGCGAAATCTACCAGGCCTATGCGGGCTCGTGGCTGATGACCAAGATCGTCAACAAGCCCGCGACCGAGATGGTCAGGGCATGGCGGGATTGGCAGGCCGATGCCGAACAAATTGCGCTGCTGGAAAAATACGAGCGCAAGCTAAACCTGCGCGCCAAGGTCAAGCAAGCCGAGGTGCTGCGCGCCCTGGGCGGCTGCGGCATGGTGCTTTGGGTCGGCAACGAGGATCCGGCATTCCCGATCAATCCCCGCACGCTGACCACGGATTCGCTGCGTGGCGTGCATGTCTGGCACCGCAGCCGTTTGACGATCGAGGACATGGAGACCGACCCGCGCTCGGAATGGTACGGCCTCCCCAAATTCTACCGCAACCAGACCCGCGACGGTCGGGAATATCGCATCCACCCCAGCCGGGTCATCCCGTTCCGGGCGCAGGAAATCCCCGATATCGCAGGCGTGGCTTGGCGGGACGCCTTCTGGGGCATGTCGACGGTGCAGATCGTCATGGACGCCGTCCAGAACAGCGACACCTCGCAGAACAGCTTTGCCGCGATGTTCAAGGATGCCCGCAATCGCCGCATCGGCATCCCGGGCATGACCAACATGCTCGCAACGGCGGAAGGCGAGAAGATCCTGCAGGCCCGCATGGCTGCGGTGTCCGCGCTGGAATCGATGCTGGGCGTCACTTTCTACGACAGCGGTGAGGACGGGAAAAACGGCGAGGAGATCGACGATCGCCAGATGACGTGGGCCGGAATCCCCGACATCAACAACAACTACCTCGCGATCTGCGCCGCCGCCGCCGACATGCCAGCTACGATCATGCTCGGGAAATCACCCGACGGGCAGAACTCGACCGGCGAAAGCGACACCGAGGCTTGGGAGAAGACGGTCAGCGCGCGGCAGGACCTCGACCTGCGGCCTTGCATGGAGCAGCTTGACGCGGTGCTGATCCCATCGGCGCTCGGCAAGATGGACGAGGGCATCACCTGGGGCTTTGCGCCGCTTTCGGTGCCGGATGAGGCGGAAGAAGCGACCACGTTCAAGACGGCCATGGAGGCGGTGGTCGAGTTGCAGGGAACGGGCACGATCCCGGATATCGCGCTGTCCAAGGGCGTGCAGAACCTGATGACGGAGCGTGGCTGGATTCCCGGGCTTGATGCGGCCTTGGCGGAGGTCCCGGAGGCTGAGCGGTTTCCCGAGGGTGAAGCTGAGCCGGCCGATGATCCTGCTGCTGCGCAGTTCGATCCGGTGACGGGCAAACGCGTCGTCGCGAGCCCTCCGCCGCGCGCGGTCAATGATCGCAAGCGCTGGGTGCTGGTTGAGGAAGAGGCCGAGTGAACCTCCTCACATGGCTCCAATGGACCCTCGGCATCGCGGTCGGTGTCCCGGCGGGGATTGTCGTCGTGCTGGGCGTGTTGTTCATCATGGCATTGCCGCGTCGGACCTAGCCCATGCGCTTTGACATCGCCGCAATGGCCCGGCGCGCGCTCAATGGCCGGAAGCCCCGTCGCCCCAAGGTGATCCTTCGCCCGATCGAGCCCACGGCGGTTATGGCTGGGGACCTGTATGCCGCGGCCTACAAGCCCGTCATTCAGGCATGGCAGCAGGCGATCACCATGATCGGAGCGCGGTACGAGGCTGCGCTGCCGGTGCGGGATGCTTTTCCCAAATCGGGCGGGAATTATGCAAATCCTATGCACGACGCCGTCTTCGACCTCGACAGCATCCTTGCCGCGATCGAGGGTTCGCTTGAGCAGTTGGTCATCAGCGTCACACCACGGCTGCGGGAGTGGTCGCTTTCTGCCGAGAGGTGGCATAGAAATCGCTGGTCCGGAGCAATCCTCGCGGGCACCGGCATCGACCCCCGCACCATGCTCGGCCCGTCCGACGTCAACGATACCGTGCAGGCGTTCGTGAGCCGGAATGTGCAGCTTATCAGGTCCGTAAGCGACGACACCCGGGCGAAGGTCTCGGACATCGTGCTCCGTGGGTACGCGTCTCGCATTCCACTCCGCCAAGTCGCCAAGGAGATGTCGGAGGCGGTCGCCTTCTCGCGCAAGCGCGCCCTTCGCATCGCCAGCGACCAGAACAGCAAGCTTGCCGGCCGCCTCGACCAGGCACGGCAGGAGCAGGCGGGCATCTCGCAGTTTGCCTATCACCACGGCGCACCAATGCACCCCCGCAAGTGGCACGCCGCCCGGAATGGCAAGATTTACGAGTGGGATACGCTGCATCAGGTTGATGGGCCGGACCAGATCGACCCGACTGATGCGCCGAGCATTCCGCCGTTTTGCACGTGCCGGACGCGGGCGGTGATTGATTTGAGCTAGGCCGCAGGTGTGCTATGCCGATCCCAATGCTCTGGCCTTGATCTGAAGGACGGCTTGTAACCCCCATCGCCAAGGCTTGTTTCTACGGCGATGAGTAAGCGACAGGCCGGAGCAGCAAACGAGCCGACCGGGGCGCTAGCAACACCCCGACCGGCTCTGACCACAACGAACGGTGAGGTTCGCGATATGGCTGAGACACCCTTTGAAACAAAGTTCGTTCGCGATCCAGAGCGCATGGAATCGCCGCCGTTCACAAGGATCCACTTGGACAAGCCGTCGGCTGAGCCTGCGCGCCGAATCGCCGGTAAAGTCGAGATTAGATTCCATCCCGGCGATGCGCTTGACCAGCACTTCCCCGACAAGGCCGCATGTGTTGGCCGGGTGCGCGTATTCGCGGATGGCGAGCCGTTCGACTGCGTGGGGGTAGACGGCGATGAGTTGATCATGGAGCGGGCCAATGCCTAACCCCATGATCGAGCGCCTGACAGCGGCGATATACGAGGCCTGCAAGGAGCGGGTGGAATGGTCCGGAAGCTATCTGACCGACCGCCATCCCGAAACTGGCGTGTTCAACTTCGATGGCGAAATGCCCGTGCCCGAGATCATCAAGCACGTCCTCGCCGCCATGCGCGAGCCGACGGAGGGGATGCTAAAGGCGGGCGTCATCGCGCCCAACTATCTCGAGGACCAGAGCTCACGGCGTGGGTGCGGTAATATCTTCACCGCCATGATCGACGCAGCGCTCGCGGAGGAGGGGTGAGTTCCGGCGTCACCCGCCGGCCCGACACCATGAGTGGCGCCTACTGCCTCGCGGGCACCCGCATGCCGGTCACGCAGGTGAAACGGATGATCGCAGACCCGGAAGGCGGACGGGAATGGGTCAAGGATCAATTCCCCTGGATCACCGACGACCAGATCGACACGGCGCTGAAATTCCGCGCCTAATCTGACGGCGGTAACACGCGCGCACCATGAGCGGCAATTCATGCCGCCATGTTCCTTTCGGACCGCCTCACGCTCGACGCGCCCAAGCTGACTTCGGACGGCTTTTTGGCCGTTCGTGCCCGCGCCGCAAGGGTCGGGGTTTACCAATATGACGGCACCGAAGTCGATCCCGAGAACGCCCACGGACTGCGCGACGCTGGCCTGATCAACGTCCTGCGCGACGAGGCCACCGTCTTCGACAAGGCGGCGGTTCACAGCTTCATCGGCAAGCCGATCACCGACGATCACCCCACGACGCAGGTAAACGCCCAGAATTGGCGCGACCTGAGCCGGGGTACGATCATGGGCGCGATGCGCGACGGCGATCATCTCGCCTTCGACCTGATGGTGACCGACCAGTCGGCCATCGACAAGATCAACGCCGGCAAGCGCGAGCTTTCCAACGGCTACACCTCCGATCTGGAATTCGGCGACTTCACTGCGACCGACGGCACGAAATGCCAGGCCCGGCAGAAGTCCATCAAGGGAAACCATATCGCGCTGGTCGATCGCGGCCGTGCCGGTCCGTCGTGCGCCATCAAGGACGCCGCCCTCTGCGACGCCGCCCCATCATCCTTTCTCGACAGCTTCAACAAGGAGAAGCCCGTGTCTAAAACCAAGCTGATCGACGGGCTGCACGTCGATGTCGCCAATGTCGATACCGCCATCGCGACGATCGACACCCTGCTTGCGGCTCGCGATGAAGCACTCGGCAAGGTCACCGCCGCCGACGCGAAGGTCGTGGCAGCCGAAGCGACCATCGTCGCCAAGGATGCCGAGATCGAGAAGCTGAAGGGCCAGCTGGCGGATGCGAATGATCCTGCCAAGCAGGCTCAGCGCGACGCGGCGCACAGGGTCGCGAACTTCAAGGCCAAGAAGCTGGGCGTCAAGGTGGCGGATAATGCCACCACCGACGCCATCATGCGCGCCGTGGTCGACAGCAAGATGGGCGACAAGGCCAAGGCTTACAGCGACGAGCATGTCGCGATCGCGTTCGACAGCCTGACCGCCGACATCAAGGTCGAGGATCGCGACGTCATGGTCGACATCATCGCCAACAGCGTCGCCCACAGCGACGGCCTCGACATCGAGGGCGACCGGGCCAAGCGCCGCGCCAAGGTCTCCGACGCATGGCGCCAGCCCGCCATCGCCGCGAACGCATAAAGGGAGGCCCACGACATGTCGTTCATCGTCCAGAATTCCACTCTCACCGACTATGTCGCGGGCTTCCCCGGCATGGTTGCCAATGGCGAGGAGAGCAATCGCCTCAGCCGCACCGTAGAGGACGCGGCGGGCATCGCCTTCGGTAAGGCCGCTTTTCGCGGTGCCACCGATCGCGGCTGCACCGCCACTCCCGCCGCCGGCAAGTTCATGGGAATCACGATCGCCGATGCCGGCGTCGTGCCGACCCTGGATCAGACCACGGCCGACATCTACCAGCAGTATGCGACCGCCGGCCTGCTCAACGAAGGCGTGATCTTCGTGACCGCGGGCGCCGCCGTTGCCGCTGGCGACCAGGCCTATGTGACGAGCGCTGGTGCCATCACCAACGTGTCGTCCAGCAACACGCTCATCCCCGCGAAATTCGACGAAGCCGCCGCATCCGGCGCCATCGTCCGCCTTCGCGTCACGCGTTCGTAAGAGGGGCAAGGACCATGAAGGAAGGTCGTATTTTCGCGGACGCGCAGCAGGCGGCGGGTTTCATCACGCCTCCGCTGTACCGCATGCATTCGGTGGTACTCGAACAGAAGTACCCGTCGTTCGATTATGCCGGGCTCGTCCCCGTCAACACCGAAGGCGATATGTGGGACATCGGCACTCTCATCCATTCGGGTGATCTGGCCGGCGCCATGCATTACCTGTCGGGCAAGGGCTTCGACATTCCCAATGTGGGCATGAACCTGCAGCAGGGCACGTCGAACTTCTTCCTGGGCGGTGCGGGCTACGAACTCAGCCTGCAGGAGGTCAATCGCGCCTCACGCATGGGCTTGCCGCTCGACAGCAAGAAGGCCGACGGTGCCCGCAAGGTCGCCGAGAAGTTCATCTACGACAAGGTCATCCGTGGCTCGACGGTCAAGAACTTCACCGGCCTGATCAACAATGCGGGCGTGCCGACGGCGAATGCGCCGACCGGTTCGTGGGGCACGGCGACGCCTGCGCAAATCCTCGCCGACGTGAACACCGTCCTCACCGACGTGATCACGAACAGCGGCGAGACGGCGATGCCGAACGCGCTGCTGCTGCCGACGTCGAAGTTCCTCTTCATGAACAACACGCAGCTCACCAACACGGGCGACTCGCTGCTGACGTTCATCAAGGAGAACAACAGCTACACGGCGATCACCAACCAGCCGCTGGACATCCGCCCCAGCCGCGAGCTTGCCACCGCAGGCGCATCCGGCACGGCGCGCATGGTCGCCTACGAGAAGGATCCGGGCAACCTCGAATTCTTCCTGCCGGGCCTGTTCGAGTTCCTGCCCGAATTCCCGACCTCCTCGATGTCCTGGCGCATCGACGGCATCGCGAACGTCGGTCAGCTCGAAATCTATCGTCCCAAGACGATGTCCTACCGCGACGGCATTTGAAGGAGCAGGGACGATGAAGACCTTCACCAACCACCAGCCCGGCCCGCGCGGCGTCAACATCAAGGGCGGCGCGACGGTCTGGCTCGAGCCTGGCGAAAGCCGGGAGATCGACGAAGATACGATCGAGGGCGCGCTTCCCGACTTCGGCAAGCCGGCCGCGCACGCCGACGAGCTCGACGCTGCGAACGGGGCGCTGACCGAGCAGGTTGCGGAGCTGCAGCAGCAGGTTTCCGATCTGACCGACCAGCTCGACGCCGCGAACGCCAAGCTCAAGCCGTATCTGGTCAAGGATGCGGTTGCGGGTCTGGATCACGGCAACGACGCGCACTGGACGCAGGGCGGCGATCCCAAGGTCGAGGCGGTCTCCGCTCTCGTCGGCCAGGACGTCACCCGGGCGGACATCGCGGGAGCCGCACCGGACGCGAAGCGCACCGCCTGACCCAATCCCCCGCCGTGGATGACTTGGGCCGCTTCGCCTCACCGCGAGGCGGCCCTTTTCGCAAGGACGAACGATGGCCCTGAACACTCTCACCGTCTCGCTTTCCAGCGGCGTCCTCGGCAAGCCGTTCGCGGCTGCTGTGTCGGGTCAGACGGCGGGATCGGTCGTCGAGATCGCGAACGGCGGGACGCAGGGCTTCGGCTATTCGAACGGCAAGCTTTCTCATAGCGCGCTGCCAGCCGACACCAATCTGGTCATCCTGCGCGAGCGGCTTCCCAGCACGGGCGAAAGTCTGCTGACCTACATCATCGTCACCGCTGCCAGCGCCTATGCGATCCAGCAACAGGCTCTCGGCATCAATCCGACCCCGAAGGGCTTCCGCGCGGCGGGCGTGGCGCAGGGCGACGGTTCGCTGCTCTGGACGCTGTTCGTCGAGGATTCGACCGGGGCGACCACAAGCGTGCCCGTCGGCGGTGTCGCCGCGCCCGTCAACACTGTGCTGCCCGCCATCACCGGCACCGCGCAGGTAGGGCAGACGCTCACCGTATCGAACGGCACATGGACTGGCTCTCCGTCGGGCTATGCCTACCAGTGGAAGTCGGGCGCGGCCAACGTCGGCACCAACTCCAACACCTACGTCCCCGTCGTTGGTGACATCGGCAACGTGATCACCTGCATTGTCACCGCGACGAATACAGGCGGTTCGACGCCAGCGACGAGCCCGGGCACGGCGGCGGTCATCGCGGCGGCTGCTGTCGTCCCGGTCAACTCCGTCGCTCCAGCGATCTCTGGCAGCGGCACCACGGCGAGCCCGCTCACGTCTACGACAGGAACATGGTCGAACAGCCCGTCGAGCTATACCTATCAATGGTATCGCGGCGCCTCGGCTATCTCTGGCGCGACAGCATCGACCTATACCTATGTTCCCGCGGACAGCGGCGCGAGCATCACCTGTCAGGTTGTAGCGACCAACGGCGCAGGATCCGGCTCACCGGCGACGTCCAACACGATCACCGCGCCGACGATCGCCGCCGCCACGTTCACGCGTCCGACGGACCAGCCGGCTGGCATCCTCAACGACCACACCTATCAGTGCGATACCGAGACCGGTTCGGTCTTCAGCGTCGGCAAGGCGACGGTCAACTACCCGGTGTCGGTCACGGCAAACGGCTGGATTTGGGTCCGGCTCCGCGACAAGACCACTGGCCTGCAGGTCGGCCCGATCGCGGCTTATCAGGTCACGGTCGTCACGACGGCCATCCCCTTCGACGTGCCCGGCCGCTTCGGCTGGGGATACGTCGACATGTCGACGGATGCATCGACCTGGTCGACCTTCGCTGGCACTTTGAGCATCGGTGCAGGCGACCAGACGCTTGCCCACGGCCAAAGCCTGATGGCCAACTCCATCTTCACGTCAGGCACCACCCTGGCCGCCGCCGGCCTGACCACCACGGACATCAACGCGCTGGCCTATTGCCGTACGTTCGCGACCTCGGATTCCTATAGTCAGGCGTCGCTGGTCGGCGTGGTCTGGGAGCAGCCTGGAACGGCCAATCACCCCGGCCCGGGCCACGCTATGTATCTTTCCAAGATGGCGCAGATCCGTGGGCGCAATCAGGCGATGGCCTCGCACGCGGTTGCTGGAACGAGCCAGGCAAGCTGGCAGCCGCTCGGCGGCAACGTCAACGTAACGCGGCTCAACAACATCATCGCGGTGACGGGCGGAAGCTATCGCTACGTCATGTGGTGGCAGGGTCAGGCGGATGCCGTCGGCAATATCCTCGGCAAGCATTATGCCAAGGACCTCAACTATCACATGTTCGGCGCCCTCACGGGCTCGGGCACGACCGGCGGTCTCGCGGCGCTCAACAGCTATGTTGACCCGGCAACCGGCCTGACCTCGCGCAACGGCGGCGTCCGCTACCTCATCAGCACGATCAACAACATGCTGATCGGTCCCTATTACTACGGGCCGTCGAATTGGCAGACCGAAGTCCGCAAGGGTGCCGCCGATTGGTGCGCCGTCACTCCCGGCGCGGTTCACGTCGCGAACGAGGGGCTGCAACTCGATGCCGGCTTCGTCCATCCGACGGCGGTCGGCGGCGTTCAGGCTGCCCCCAGCTTTGTTCGTGCCGCCACCTCCGACAGTGTCGGCCCCTCACTCGTCAGCGCGATCCGCGACCCGAGCAATCATAACGACATCATCGCGACGCTGAGCCTCACAGGCAATCTCGTCCTCACCGGTAGCTGGTGGCTGCGCTTCGTGGCCTACATCGCTGGTTCGACCAACAGCCGTTGGACGATCACGGGGGGCGACCAGACCGGCGTGTCTGCCAATCAGGTTCGCTTGCACCTGCAGAGTTCGCCGAACCCGCCGACCGATGGCGATGCCTTCGACCTGTGGCTCGGCCCGGCATGGGACGCCGACCCGTTCAGCGACATGTCCGGACACATGATCCGCGACGACCGAACCGACACAATCAGCGGTGTCGGCCGAGGCTTCATGCCGAGCCTGACCGGCGTGTCGGTCGCGGCGCTCAATACCGGCGTGGCCAAATCGCCGAATGCGAACGTGCCCACCTATGTCGCGCCATATTCGATGCACGACATCACGTTCGTGTCGAACACCAACCAGACGACGCTCGTGACGCCGACCTATGCGGGCGCGGAGTTGCCGGAGCTAATCGGGTTCGGCCGCCCAATGATTGGCGGCGTCGGGGCAGGCAAGCTTCTGACGGTGGGCGGCCAGCATGTCGCAGTCGCTAGCTCGTCTATGGCCCAAACGCTGGTCATGCGCGCGAAGATGCCTGCATCGATCCCGTCGCAGAACGTCAACATGTTCGTCTATGGGAACTATAATTTCACCTTCAACAAGACCACCGGGACCATTCAGGCAAGCGCCCTGACGTCGAGCATCACAACTGCGTCTGCCGCGGCGCTCGGGCATGTCTACTGGCTGGCGCTCACCGTCGTCGGCGATCAGGTATGGTTCTATTACAAGGATCTCACGGCCGGTACCGCGACGCAGCTGCGCATCGGCGCAACCCACATGACGGCGCTGTTTTCGACGCCTGCCGGTGGCATCAACGTTGCCCCGCTAAACGGCGGCGTCAGCTTCTTCGACGGCACGGCCGGGATTCTGGAAGTGGCGGTCTATAGCGAGCCGATCTATACCGATCCGGTCGGTTCGAACGTCAACCCGTCGTCCAGCCCGCTCACGGGAAGCGAGCAGTATCTGCAGCATCTATGGCGGTTCAGCGCCGCGGCCGACGTAAGCAACGTGCAGCCGGACCAAGTACTGATCGCCTAATTCGCGACTGACGGCGGTAACAATCCCGCCGTCAGCACCTGAAAAGACGCCATGGCCTATGACGTCCCAACCCCGTCGCAGTTGAAGGTCATCTATCCCGCCTTCGCCGCGGTCGATGATGCCACGATCCAGGCCTATCTCGATCGCGTCAGCGGTGCATCCGGCAGCGGCGGCGATGTAGATCAGACGTGGACCGAAGGTGATTATGCCCCCGCCATCATGGCCGCCGCAGCGCATCGCATGGTGCGCGCGGGTGTGCAGATCGCGGGCGGCGATGCGACTGGAATGGTGGCCGCAGGGGTGACGGACTTCCAATCCGGCTCGTTCCGTGCCCGCTTCTCCGATGATGCCGTGAAGGCTGCCGTCGCCGGGGGATGGCGATCGACCATCTATGGCCAGGACTATTTCGACCTGCTGCGCAAGAACAAGGCCGGGCCCCGCGTGATCGGGGGCGGCGAGGTGCCCTGTTACGACGCCTACGACCTGCGCAACGGCACCTATTATTTCCGCTGAAAGGATCTGGCGATGAACATTCTCGAAGCCGTTGGATTGCTGCTCGTCGGCGTCGCGCTTGGCTATGGCTTCCGGGCGCTGATCGGCAAGGAGCTGGTCGCGGTCAAGGACCGGCTCGCGTCGATCGAGAGCAAGGTCAAGGGTCGGCTGTGATGACTGACGTCACTGGATATGGTGAGCGGATGTCCGCGGTCATCCGCAGCCATGGCGGCGACTCCATGTCGTTCTGGTGCCCGGGCTGCGATACGTCGCACACCGTCCGCGTCGGTGGCGCCAATCCTTGGGGATGGAACGGCAATTACGACAAGCCGACCTTCACGCCATCCGTATTGCTAAAATCTGGCCATTATTGCTCGGGGCAAGAGGGCAAGGATTGCTGGTGCACCTTTGAGGCGCGCATCGGGCGCCCGTCACCGTTCAAATGCGGCATCTGCCACAGCTTCGTGACCGACGGGCGG